GACATCTTGCTGCGATGGTGGGTATTGTTTATGGTGTTCTCACTATATTTAAATCCTGTAATTGTAAGTGCTCCAGTTGCATTGAAAATGATGATGAGGTGGGAAGTATTTAACATAAAACATATTGAGGAATTAATTATGAATAATGAAAAATTTGCAGAACATTTTAATATGTGGGAAGTATATAGAGATAATGAAAAGACCGGTGGTCCAAGGGAAGGTCTTACTCACAGTGAGTTCATTTGGGAACTCATGCAAAGATATAAACATCTGTCTAAGTTGGTAGAGATAAACGAACACTATCATGCCTCGGTGCATGAACAAGTAGAAATAAGTCCCGAAGTTGCATCACTGTTGTGGAGATAATATAAATGGTAACGCTTAACGAAACACCGTCCAATCTTGCGCACCTAAATCCGGCTGCATTCAGATTTAATATTAGGATTCTTCCCGGTGTGGTTTTCTTCGGGCAAACAGCTAATCTACCAGGCGTATCTCTTACACCGACTATCCAAACATCACCCTTCGCTAACATAAATGTTGTTGGAGGAACTCTGGAATACGAGGATTTATCTGTTACATTTATAGTAGACGAGAACTTGTCTAACTGGTTAGAAATTTTCTACTGGATGGAAGCCATTACTGGACCAAAATCATTTGATCAATACAAGACAAGAAAAGAGTCTAATGAGAGTCTAAGAATAGATACGGGAGATTTGTTTTCGTCAGCAGAACTTATTACTTTGACCAACAGTAAAAATCCAAATATGCAAGTAATATTTGATGACATCTTTCCTATCAATTTGTCTGGGATTGAATTTGACACAACACACGCAGAGAACATCACAGTTACATCAACAGTTGTGTTCAAGTACACAACATATAAGGTGGATGCGGTTGGGACAGCCGCTACTGCAATTTCGTCATCGACATAATTATGAGAGGTAATACATGCCGGAAATTGAGAAAATCCAGAATGAGTGGACTAAAGATTGCATCATGGATCGAACAGAACTTGGTGAAGAGAGTATCAAGACTCCAAATCTTTATGATAAGTATCTCAGGTATTATACCAATGAGAAACTATTCCTAGCAAAAATTAAATCCGATTATCATAAAATAAAAGTTGAACGATGGGAATACTATTCGGGGAAGGCGACTGTGCCTTCTCCGACAAAAATCCTGCGCCAAGATTTAGAAATGTATCTTGATGCAGACGAGACTCTCAGTAAGAAAAAGATGTTGAGGACATACCAAGAAGAAAAGGTTGATCTTCTTGAGAAAATATTAAAGTCGATTGAACGTCGTGGGTTTGCAATCAAAAGTGCAATCGATTGGGAACGGCTTGTTGGCGGCGGTTTTTAGAAGGAGAAAGAGAATGATATTCAAAATAATGTGTAGTAATTTAGAAAAACCAAAGCTAAACTATCCACCGCATCCTTCCTCTGGCGTATTTCAAATGAACGGATTGGACGAATGGTACATAGAAATAGATACAGCACGAGAATTGACTTATCTCATTGGCGCCGTGGGATATCCTATCACAGTGAGTGTGCCTAGAAATATAGGACATCCAATATTAGAAATAAAGAATGGACATGCATGTTCTGTTAACAATGAAAACGCATGATTACTTGCAAAGTTTGTCAATTTATGAGTACTAAACCGGGACCATCGGGTATAAACAAAAAAAGTGAAGTCATATGCCCTCATTGTGAAACACACTTTCTCTATAACTATCGAACTGGGACAATCAGTAAAATAAAATGACCGACATCACTATCACGCCTATAAATGATGTGTATATGATTATACATTGTGAGAAGGACATTGCGCTGACCCTGAATGACTTTTTTTCGTTCATGGTGCCAGGGGCGTCTTATATTCCATCTGTGCGCAGTAAAATGTGGGATGGGATGTTTCGATTATTTGATGCGAGAAGTGGTAGATTATATTTGGGACTCTTACCATATGTCACAACCATTGCAAAACATCATGGATGGACAATGGACACGAGTGCATTACCAGTAACACGAAGAGATACTCTTCCTTCTGGTGTAGTCAAAACTCTAACGGGGTTAAATCTTCCCCTTAAAATTCGTGAATATCAGGCAGAGGCAATTGCAGCTGCACTTTTACGAAAAAGGTTATTGATCTTATCCCCGACTGCATCGGGAAAGAGTCTGATTATATATTCAATATTGAGAAGTATATGGGAGGAAACTCAATCTCCTTCATTACTGATTGTACCAACAACCAATCTCGTTGAACAGATGTACTCAGACTTTGCAGACTATTCAAAAAACAATGGGTGGAAAGTAGGAGCAAATTGTCATCGCATATATGCAGGCCATGAAAAGGACACTACCAAACCTATTACGATTACAACATGGCAAAGTATATTCAGGCAACCTAAGAGTTGGTTCTCAAAATATAAAGCAGTACTAGGAGACGAGTGTCATCTTTTTCAGGCAAAATCAATGACACAGATCATGACACGATTGGTGGACTGTCAGTTTCGGATCGGATTGACAGGCAGTTTAGATGACAGTCAGTGTCATCGTCTAGTCCTTGAAGGACATTTTGGTGCAGTGTATCGGTCAACGACTACAAAGAAACTTATCGAGGCTGGTTATCTTGCACAACTTGACATCAATTCAATCATCTTCAAATATAAAGATGCATTCAAGAAAGAAATTCGACAGGGTTCATACCAAGATGAATTGAAGTTTTTGTTTAGTTATAAACCACGAAATGAGTTCATCAGTAATCTTGCTATAAATCTGAAGGGAAATACACTAATACTATTTGCAAGAGTTGAAACTCATGGAAGTATTTTACACAAACTCATAAAAGATAAAGTGAATCGAAATAGAAAAGTCTTCTTTATCTTTGGTGGTACACCTACTGAAACAAGAGAAGCGATTCGTAAGATTACAGAAAAAGAAACAGATGCAATCATTGTTGCATCATATGGGACTTTTTCTACTGGAATCAATATCAAGAATCTCCATAACATAATATTTGCAGCACCATTCAAATCGAAGATTAGAAATCTACAATCTATTGGTCGTGGATTGAGAATCGGCGACAAGAAGGTCAAGGCAAAATTATTTGATTTGGCAGATGATCTAGAATATAACGGTAAATTTAATTATACAATGGAACATTATCTAAAACGAACACAAGTATATGACTCGGAAGGGTTTTCATATCATACCAAGTCGGTAAAAATCTGAAAGGAGTTATTATATGACCAAACCCATTGCTCTTGCTAGTGATCACGGTGGATTTGTCCTGAAGACATTGGTAAAGGGTGTACTTGATGAACGGAGTATTTCCTACACAGATCACGGAACCAACTCGGATGAATCTTGTGACTATCCTGACTACGGTGGCCCTGCTGCACAAGCAGTGAGTGAAGGTGTTTCGGATAGAGGGATTCTTTGCTGTGGATCAGGTGCAGGCATGACCATCGTGGCAAACAAATTCCCCGGTGTACGCGCAGTGAATTGTTATGATGAACTGAGTACATTATTAAGTCGTCAACATAATGACGCCAACGTAATGGCCCTTGGAGAACGATATATAGATTCTGCCAAAGTACGCCATTTAGTTTATATTTGGCTTGATACTCCATTCGATCTACGGCCGATGCGTAATGGTTCGTCCTTGTCATTTAATAAACCAGAACAAGCAAGCCGTCATGTTAGACGTATTTCTAAAATCTCTGATTTAGAAAAATAAAGAAAGGGGGGATGTGTTCCCTATACTTAATGGTCCTGCCGGAATACTCTGTAAAGCTACCATAGATTTCTAAATCTGTCAAGCAAAAAGTAAGCACCTTCTGAACTTTGTGGCAGAGATATTTAATATTTTGTATGCCATTTAACAAATGGCACTGCCATCGTCTACAACCCCCATAAACACTACGTTCGCCATTTAATGACCACACCTCCAGTTTTTGCTTGACATATATACCCTAGATCAGTTATAATGTTTCACATGATGTACAAATAAACCAATGGAGAAATATTATTATGGCAAAAAATCATTATATAAACAACGCAAGGTTCTTACAATCTATAAAAGAGTTCAAGGAACATCCAGATCGCGGCATTCCAAATTATATCGGTGAGTGCTTCATGCAGATCGCCGAGCGACTATCTTATAAGCCAAACTTTATAAACTATACATATCGTGATGACATGATCGGTGACGCAATTGAAAACTGTGTTCAAGTTGTTAATAACTTTGATCCCGAAAAATCATCAAATCCTTTCTCATTCTTTACACAAATAATATACTTCGCATTTCTGCGACGAATTGCGAAAGAGAAAAAACAATCATACATTAAATTAAAGTGTATTGAGAATGAGGGAATGTTTGATCCAGATTTTCAGGAACATGAAGTGTCATCGCACACAAAAGAGTTCCTCGATCAAGCACGGTATGTCATCTTTGACTATGAAGAAAAGATGAATACAAAAAAGGAAGCGGATTCTAATAAGAGGAAATCCAAAATCCAGTTAAAAGGCTTGGAACAGTTTGAGGGAAATGAATAATATGATAATAGCAATAACAAACGACTCTCATTTTGGAGTGAGGGGCGACAACTTAAACATGATGCAGTATTTTAAAAAGTTTTATGATAAAGTATTTTTTCCTACTCTTGACAAACATGGAATTAAAACAGTAGTCCATCTTGGTGACATAACAGATAGACGAAAGTATATCAACTTTAACATCCTTCATTTGTTTCGGAAATGTTTTGTTGACCCACTGACAGAAAGAGGGATCGACATCCATGCGATCATAGGGAACCATGATTCCTTTTATAAGAACACAACGAAAGTCAATGCGTTCACTGAATTATTTCAGGGGAATGAAAACTTCACAGTATACACTGACCCCACGTTGGTCAATTTTGATGGGTTAGATGTCGGCCTCGTGCCTTGGATCACAATGGAGAACGAAGAAGAAACACGAGAGTTTATTATGAAGGTCAAGGCACAAATCCTCTTTGGTCATTTGGAAATCAATGGATTTGAAATCATCCCCGGTGTTATTAGTAGGGAAGGATTCAAACAGGAATATTTCAAACGATTTGACATGGTGTTCTCTGGTCACTATCATAGAAAGATGCATCAAGGGAATATTGATTACTTGGGTGCGCCATATGAAATGACATGGGCGGATTATTCAGATCGCCGTGGGTTTCATTTGTTTGATACTGACACTCGCAAGTTGCAGTTCATTGAGAACCCATATAAAGTATTCCACAAGATTACATATGATGATACGCACAACGATTATGAAAGTTTTGTTGCAGATGAATACAGTGGTTGTTATGTAAAGGTTGTGGTCATCAACAAAACGAATCCATATTACTTTGAAAAATTCTTGGACAAGTTATATGATGCAGACCTTTCTGATCTCAAGATTGTAGAAGATATTGACTATGAGTTGATTGATGAAGAAAGTCTTGATCTTGGAAAGACCACACAAGAACTTCTACATGATTACATTGATGAATTGAGTATACCGGAAGACAAAGAACGCATCAAGAAACTGATGTCCACGCTGTATATTGAAGCCCAAGATGTAGAAGTTTTATAATACGCGATACTATGTACAAGTAGGGGGAATGAAACATTATAAACTTTGAGAAAATTAAGTATAAAAACTTGTTAAGCACCGGGGACGCTCCCCATGAGATAAACTTTAATGCATCACCTACGACATTGATCGTGGGTGAAAATGGCAGCGGAAAGTCAACACTTTTAGATGCAATATGTTTCGGTCTGTTTGGAAGACCATTTAGAAAAATCAATAAACCTCAACTGGTCAATTCGGTCAACGAGAAAAATCTATTAGTTGAAATCTATTTCAGTATAGGCAAAATTGAATACGAAGTGCGCAGAGGAATCAAACCAAATATCTTTGAGATTGTAAAGAATGGTCAAATGGTTGATCAATCCTCAAAGAGTAGAGATTATCAGAAATTTCTTGAAGAAAATATTCTTGGGTTCAACTTCAAGAGTTTCACACAGATTGTTATTCTTGGTGCATCATCGTTCGTTCCTTTCATGCAACTTTCTGCGGCTGATCGTAGAAGTATCGTAGAAGATTTGTTGGGTATTGAAATCTTCTCCACCATGAATATGCTTTCTAAAGAACACGCACATGTATTAGAGAATGAGCACAGTGCAGTGAACTACCAATATCAACTGACGCAGGAGAAGATTGATCTCACACAGAAACATGTCGATGATTTGGAGAACAACAATAAAAAGTTGATCGATAAAAATAAAAAAGATATGAAAGAAAGTCAGGATGAAATATTTCGTCTGACAAAATTAAACAAAGATTGTGCAGACGAGATTAAAGATTTAATAGATTCCATCGTGGACCAGAATAAGAACACCGATGAGTTAGATCTGATCAAAAAATATGAGTCGCAGATTAAAACCAGAAGTAGGGGGGGTGTAAAAGAGAAAAAGTTTTTTGAGACACACGAATCTTGTCCCACATGTTTACAGGACATAAACGCAGATTTTAGAACGGAAATGATTGCCGCCCGTGATGCGGTGATTGTTGAACTTGATGTAGGATTGTCCGCATTGAAAGCAAAATATTCCACATTGAATCGCCGCGCAAAAGAAATCCAAGAAGTGCAAAATAATATTTTAGAGATCAACAACTCCATGCTTATAAACAATGGTGTCATTACCACTACTGAAGGTTTTATTCAGGAAAGAAAAAATGATATTGCTGCACTTGAGATCACGGCCGTAGGAGACACCAGTAGCGACATTGATTCTCTGCACTGTGAATTGAAAACTATTGAAGAAAAAATAAAAATACTCGTAGAGGAAAAACATTATAACGGTGTTGTTCTAAATCTTCTCAAAGATACGGGCATCAAGGCCAGGATTGTGGCACAATATTTGCCGATCATGAATAAACTGATCAACAAATATTTGGCGGAGCTAGATTTTTTCGTTACATTTGAGTTGGACGATCAGTTCACGGAAACTATGAAATCCCGATTCAGGGATATTTTCAGTTACTCAAACTTTTCCGAAGGTGAAAAACAGCGAATCGACATTGCACTGCTTCTCACTTGGAGAACCATCGCGGGTATGAGAAACTCGACATCGACAAATTTACTTTTATTCGACGAAGTTTTTGATGCTTCATTAGACGCATCAGGATGTGACGAGCTCATCAAAATATTGAACAATATTTCTGGTAGTGCGAAAACAAATATCTTTGTGATCAGTCACAAAACAGATATTTTATTGGACAAGTTTGAAGATGTGATCCGATTTTCCAAGAAAAACAACTTTAGTAGAATGGAAAAAGTGTAAAAAGATAAACCACCAAACATGGAAGGGGTGAACAAAAATGATTTATATTATAGACATTGACGGAACGATCTGCAAAGAGGTGTTTACACCGGGGGGTAATGGAAAAAAAGATTATGCTTTGCACGAACCCTACTATGATCGTATTGCAAAAGTGAACACACTGTACGACGCGGGGCATACCATAAAATACATGACCGCAAGAGGGGTGAGTTCTGGTATTGACTATCGTCCACTCACTGAAAAACAGTTGGCACAGTGGGGTGCAAAATATCATGAACTTGATGTCGGCAAAAAACCACACTATGATCTTTGGATCGATGACAAGGCCGTTTGGAGTGAGAACTTTTTTAGAAACACAGGGGAAACATATGAATAATAATAATATCGATTTTTTGATTCACTGGGATGATCCCAGATTGAGAATCCCTTTGCCCGAAGAAAATCTGGAAGACGCACAGCTTGGAAAAATTGCGGAGAGAGTTCGCGCCGTCCAACTCGACCGCGGCGGTTACGGACTTTCTGCCATCCAGCTCGGCCTTGCACACCGATTATTTGTGATGGGTGTCGAAGAGTCGTTCCGAGTGGTCTGCATAAATCCAAAGATTCTTGATAGTAGCAAAGTTAGTGTCACAATAGAAGAAGGCTGCCTATCGAATCCATATTTGTTCCTAAAAGTGCGCCGTCCTGATTGGGTCGTCGCCGCGTGGACGGATGTGGACGGAGTATACACGGAAAATATGTTGAACGGCATCTCCGCACGAGTGTTTCAACATGAGTATGATCATCAGGAGGGCATATTATTCACAGACCCATCGCGTTCCAGTTGGGTAGATCGTGCGCAGGCATCTGACCGAAAAAAGAAAATATTGAGAACGAACAGACGAAATGCCTCAGACCAGCAAGATCAGCGCAGAATTGACCGCAGAATTGAACGGGAATCTCTAGCTGTTGCATCAACGATTGTGGGGGACAAATCATGAATATTGATGAAACCCACTTGTCGATGAAAAAACAAGATGATGTTCCCCATGATTCAAACGAGTTTGTTCCCCTTCCTGATGAAGTTGATGCAGCAGATGTTCTTGCACGATTGTCATCCTTGTTTACGAAAAAGAATGATGGATACGGCCCAACATATCTCACACAGGGTGGAATAATGACCGTGTTGTTCCCTGATGGTTATGCATTGAAAACCGCAGAAGACCACAATAGGTTTTATGTCATTGGTGAGATAGTCATGAAATTGCAGAGATATTGCGCAAAGTTTGCAGATGGTGGACATCTTGATTCATTACACGATATGATCGTATATTCATCGATGCTTGCAGAGATAGATGAGAACCGTATTCGATACAATCGGATATATCATACAGAAGAGGTAAAATAACCCCAACGAAAACAGTAGGTTATAGATTCCCCCCTGTAACCTATTGATTTTGTTGGGGTTCCAAAAAACCCATTATTTATAAGGAAAACCAAAATAAAATGCATTTAGTTTCTAACTCCTTATAAAACAACAAGATTAATTTGACCTCTAACCCCAGTAAAATCAATCACTTATGTAAGTGACTGTTTTCATAGAAGTTAAACGCTTGCGCGATTGGTTTTCAGGGTGTATATTATATAGGTAGACAAGAGATGAGATCAGAAATATGGATATTTGAGGGTATGGAGATATAATGAGTAATTCTAAAGAGATTCTGGCGAAACTTCTCGCATCAGAAAACATCAGTGTCCAACATAGAAATGTTGACACCGCATATTTCAATCTGGTTCAGAGAATTTTAGTTCTTCCCATGTGGAAAAAGAACTTGTCGGACGATGTGTATGATCTTTTGATTGGACACGAAGTTGGTCACGCACTTTACACTCCACAAGATGAGTGGACATCCCGAATAGAAATGAACCGTGCGCCTCATGCGTATTATAACATCGTGGAAGATGCGCGGATCGAAGTGAATATCAAAAAGAAGTATCCCGGTTTGAGAAAGAATTTTTATCGTGGATATAAAGAACTAAAGGACAGTGAACATTTTGGTCATCTGATGACAGTGAATGTTCAAGACCGGAACTTGATTGATAGGATTAACATCTTCTACAAGTTGGGATTATTTGTTAGTGTCCCCTTTACAGATGAAGAAAGGGTCTTCCTCACACGCATAGACGCCTCGCGTTCTTTTAGCACGGTGTGTAAAATCGTGGAAGACATCTACAAGCATTCAAAAGATAAACAGGAAGAACAACAGTCACAAACTTCTACCGATAACATGATGACATCTTCAGAGACAGATGAGGACAAGGGTGAGAAAGATTCTAAAAATGAAAAAGAAGATAAACAAGAAACTGATGGCAAGTCTGGTGAGGAATCTGCCGACTCCGATGGTGATGATGGGAGTTCGGAACTTGATGGGGATTCTTCAGTCATGGGTAAAGACGATGATGATTCTTCTATGTCTGGGAATGGTGACGATGACGATTCTAATGATGGCAATTCTGATTTAGATACAAACAGTACCGCAGATAGTACAGATGGTGTTGGAAACAAAGATGCCGACTGTAACAATGAATATTCTGGTAACTATTCTGACATCGATTCCATGACGGATCATGCGTGGGACGCTGCAAGTAAAAGTTTTGCTGATGAAACTGCAATGGAAAACGAGTATCTTATTTTCAATACTTATGATTATAAACCAATTCACGAAGATTACAAAGTTGTATGGGAATATCTTCGTAAACATATTGTGAAAAACACACAGAGTGATGAAGGACAAACTGATTATAATACTTGGATTTCGAGGGGAAAAGATGATTTAGAATTATTCAAGAGAGAATCAATGAAGACGATTGCACATATGGCACAGACCTTTGAGATGAAGAAGTCTGCTGATGCATACAAGCGTAGGAGGGAAGGTAAGACCGGGGTATTGAATCCCATCAAACTTCATGCGTATAAATATGAAGAAAACATTTTTAAGAAGTCGATGACAGTCACGGACGGAAAGAATCATGGATTGGTTTTCTTCATCGATTGGTCTACTTCTATGTACAGTGTTATTCATAATACCATGAAACAATTATTCACTCTCATTATGTTTTGTAAGAAGGTGAACATTCCGTTTGAGGTATATGCATTTAGTAATAAAACCTTGTTCGATGAATCAAGACAACCATTAATTGCAGACCTTTGCATTGACCCGGTACATGGTGGTCTTGGTATTGACCCGAATTTTAAGTTGATGAACATCTTGTCCTCGCGCATGAGTATTAAAGATTACACATTTGCAGTGCAATATTTACTCACATGGTCAAGACATCCCGGAGCTCGGTTCTCGCCAGGGAAATTTAGAATGGCGGGTACACCATTGCAAGCTGCAATTACGGCCTCCGAAAACTTGATCAAAGATTTTCAGAGAATAAATAATTTACAGATTGTCAATGCAATCTTCTTGAGTGATGGGGATTCTAATTATGACATAGGCACGCTTGCCTCTTATACTCGTCCACATGAACCATCATGTACTCTATGGATCAATAGACAGGAGCATTCTACATCAAAAAATACAATTGTGGTGGATAACAAGACCAAGAAAGAATACAAACACAGTGATTATTGTGGTGGACAAAGTCACAGATGGTGTTCGATTCTTCTTGGTATTCTATCGGATAGAACAAAATGCAACGTGATTGGTTTTAATATTACAACTCATGCTCCACAATGGGTTGCAGAAAGTACGGGACAAACAACAGCAGAAATTCAAAAGAGTATGAGGAAGAATAAGTTTTTTGGTACAACCGCAACTGGTTACACCGATTACTATCTTCTTTCTGCTAAGAATATGTAT